ACAGAAGCACCAGTACTTAACTTAGGTATGCCTGGTAAGCCTTCTGCACCAGCAGAGGGTGGCAATATGATGGCTATGATGGCTGAGATTAGGGCTGCATATCTGAAACTATCTACAGAGGATAGACATATTCTCTATCACAAGTATGCAAACTCATTAAGTAATGCTGCTATTGCAGAAGAACTCGCCTTACCTAGTGATGATGCAGCGCGTATGCGCCACAATCGTGCCATTAAAAGGCTCATCACTAGGCTCGGCGGATTCCGTCCGTTCTTAGATAAGGATGAGTCGAACGATGTTCGGGAAGACGATAGTCACAATGAAGACAGCGATAAGGATAAAGAAGATACCACTGAGTAACTCGTTATCCATAAATCTCCCATCGTTCGTGTTCTTCGAACTCGGCAATCTCTCTAGCCCTAGCAAGACGTATATGTTCCAGTAAAGCACCAGTTGCAATTAGATATCCCCTCGATGGATTTGGGGGGATATTGCATGTAATAGGTTTACCTATCTCCCATACTGCTTCTTTGAGTCGGTGTATCGGTACGATGAGTACTGAATCTTCTAGCACGAATGCCCAATGAGTTGCCTTGCTAACTCGTAGACCAGACGGCTCCCAACTTTCGCTACTTACATACCAACACTCTGTCTCGATATATAAATTGCCTGTATCTTTCCAACGTCTATCTGTCTTGACTTCTACTGTGTCAATGTGTAGCAAGTCTGCTATCTTACTCTCACCCGTTAGCCCAGCCCTAAAGTCTAGGTCCCAGTTACTATCTTTCATTTATCCTCCAGATATTTTTTGAACGCCTTGTCCCAGTCATAAGTATTAAAGTATTCTTCGATACCTTCGATAATTTGTTCTTGTAGTTTCTGCATTTCCTCATCAGTCATTTACCCTCCTGTAGAATAGAATCCAGTACCATTGAACTTAACTGGTGGTGCTGAGTATAACCTTGACATAGGTTCATTACACTTGTCACAGTAAGGTATGATTTCATCTTCTGTCATACCTCTGGTGATAGTGATAACCTCTGAGTCAACATCACACTTGTATTCGTAACTAGCCACTAGTACCAACCTTTCCGTTCGTGAAACTTCCATGCCATACAAGGCGTGCCGTATCTGTGCATGATGTAGGCGAAGCCTCTGTCAATCTGTAATGGTGCAGGAGTCCTAGGGTCTAGCCCTAGTATCTGCGGTATACCGCCAGCGTTCTTACCCATTACCTTTGCTTTGTTGTATGCCTCCGCACGCCAGTTGGATTCCTGCGTCCAGAGTTTATCTAAGCATTCGTACTGATTGGCAGCCCACGCTAGCACTACATCCTGAGCGTAAGCCTTACTGTCTTCAACTGCCCACTCTCTTTGGGGTATCTCCTCTACCGAAGGCTCATTGCTGCGCCCAATAAGATAAACGATAAGCCCAAAGATAAACAATACTGCAAGTTTCTTGGTCATTCTGGTACCTCAATCCAAGGTTTAAGCGCTCTATAACTTATGAGTGCTCGTCCCTCATCAGATAGTTTATTGAACCTCTTGCCCGTCATGATGACACGCTCACCTGCAAGCATACCACCCCAGATACCAAATGCCAAGTTTTCTGGCTTCATACCTTCGTCTAGACATTCATCTTGCTTAGGACAGGAATGACATAGGGCGATAGCCCTGTTGGCTTCCTTGACTAGTGGTAGCATCCGATTACGCCCTGGTTGTCCACGACCTACCTCTGGGTACCATGCATCAGGGTTGGCATCTCCTGTGCACTTACCATGTAGTGTGCTAATCATCTCCCCACATCCTGTCTGGTTCGCCGCAATCATCTTCATCCATGGGGCATCCACAATCCTCACAGAATTCGTCGTCGATACCTAGTGCTATGTCGTCGTCTAGTGGTGGTTCGTAACTCATGCACCTACCTCCTGCTCTAAGTCAAAGACAGCATAGTCGGCAAACTCCTGACCATACTCGTCTACTGTGATGTTATACGCAATCTTGAGTGCTTGGTCTTCCGACTCTACATCTTCGATAGTAAGCCACTCTTCATACTTCACTCGTACTCGTATACTGTTCACCATTATGCCACCTCTCTTAGTAGTAATCGGACCTCTGCTATTCGTGCATTGTGTGTTACTTCGTGCTTCTGGGTATACAACCCACTTGTAGATGTAAGTATTTGCAAGTAGTCTATCAGGACTTCTCGCAACTTCTCCCTCTGTTCTGTAGTCATGATACTCCTATCCTGCGTTCCATGAGGGTACGAATACTCGGTACACCTCTACATTAGTTAGTTCCTTGCCCCACTTGAGTGCTTCTTCTTGCGTGTTGAATGGTCCGTAGTGGACGAGTCCGTCGACAGTTTGTGTCGAGGTAATCCACCCAGCCACCCACATTCCCTTGAACGGGTCTGTCTGTTCGGCTAACCGAACGCTAGAATCCGAATGAGTCATTGTAGTATCCACTTACTCTCCCCTTCGCACTATAGGCATACTTGTCCTTCTCTGGTGTCCAGCATAGGCATGTGTCCTGATACATACCGTCGCAATCATAGCATGTGAAACACATCTCACAGTAATACGGATTGGAATCTATCTCTGGGATACCCAAGCAATGAGCGCACTCAGTAATGTATCCGCTTTCTTCGTAACCGCTATCATTGAGCGCCGAAGCCGACGCCTTACTGGGCAAGCCTAGGTAACTACCCCATGTAGATTGTTTGTATGTAGAGTTAGACCACCACATGCCCTCGTCGTCCCAGAAGCCTGAACTCTCGTTGATGATGTAGCATGTCTCCTTAGCATTAGGGTCTAGGGTGAAGATTGCAATCTTACTACCAAGCGACCACTTGCTAACCATAGCCCACACATGGTCGTCATCAAGGGCGGTAACACCACCCATAGCAGGTAATGTATCCTCTGCAAAGATACGCGTGTCACTTCTGCGGTCACCTGCTGAGATGTTGATGTCAAGAATACCATTGTGTGCTAGGTAAGTATCGTAACTATTCTTGACCTTGAATGGGTGACAGTTCTCCTCATTCTTGACACCATGCGTAGCATAGCGAGCATGGAACATAGCATAACTATCTGGAAACTCCTTGCGTACTTCTAGGAACTGCTTGATTACTTTCTTGCTTGACATGCCACGACCTGTGACAATGCCATTAGGTGTAATAACTGCAAAGCCGAAGCCATGCGGATTATTACATGATGCACATTCCAAGTCCTTTTTACGAGGCGTGGAATTAGGCGAGGCTACAACGAGTAGACACATTTAGTTGCTCACATTCTGTTCGGTTAACCGAACGACTAGTTTATCTATACGGGCTGATAAGTGTGGGTACAATTCCTCATGTTGGAAGATGTACCACATGAATAGGTCTGCACTCAATGCGCCTTCACGCACATCTTGGACAGTAAGGGTTCGGGTGTACTCAACGCTGGCATGCGCTAAGTCTATCTGGGCTTTAATTGTATCACCATTGACGCTACCTCGGAAGATACGCATCTCTAGTGTTGCTTGATTGTTGGTATTGACTGCTGAGTAGCGGTCACTATTGTAATCTGTATGTAACTTGTGCTTGAAGGTACGCGTAGTGGTAATTTCGTACCCTGTATCCTCGCTCCATAAACGCTCACCATTACTATCGCGCTTGTAATCATTGCGATAGATGTCTGTGAACTTAGCCCATTGGTCAGAGGTGCGACCAGCAAGCGTTGAGTAGAACTCAGGATTAGAATACACAAGGTTGAGGAAGCGGTGCATGTGCGCACCACCATTGAACCCTGTGCGTGAGATGTGAATGTGCAAGCCACATGTCTTGGTATCCCATGACTTGACTCGGTATGCACTGTTACTACGCAACTGTTCTAGTGTATCCCATAACTCTTGTGCTTCATTCTTGAAGAACTCATGAGACATAGGGTGTGTGACTATCTCGAAGCCACTATTAAGTGAGCCGTCATGCTTAAGATAGGCTAGGTCTAACGCTTCTAGTTGGTGTGCATAAGCAGAGGCTTCACGCAGGTTATGACCTGCTTCTACCTCTATCTCTAGCCCGAAGAACAAGCGTTCATTCTTATCTACACTATGGAAGATAGCATCAGGTCTGTAACTGTAATCGTGAATGATACGACCACCGTCCTCATCTGAGCAACTATCGCAACCATCAGAGTTCCACTCATCACATGAGTCACACCAGTAGGCATCATTGAGGCACATCTCGCACCAATGCTCCTGTCGGTCTGATACATAGGAAGTGCCGTATGAATTGTACTCCTCACATGACTCGCACCAATAAGCACGATTCTCGGTACATGAGTTACACCACATGTCGCCGTCAACTACATGAAAGTCGTCATTGGTAGAACCTATGTTGTCACACCTATAACATGTTTGTACGCACTCGCTACATACAATGTCTTCATAGATAGTTGTAATCGCATCATCTTCTGTCATGTCGATTAAACATACCGCACACGATACAGAGACTTCTTTGATTTCATCTGTCATTTGATTACCTTTCTCGTTCGTTTAACCGAACAACCTGAACCATTGCGCTTTGCAATAGTCTTATTCTATCATGCATTTATTTTACTGTCAATCATGGCATCATTCATGCGTGAGCGAATGTCCTGCATTTCAGACACCAATGCCTTAAAGTCGTTACGCTTGTGACCTTCTTCTTGCATGCGCAAAGCACCCATAATGGCGCTCCACTCGCGCTCGGAGAGTTCAATAGTAATCATCTCTGGTAACTCATAACAGTCTCATAGACAGCATCATCTAATTGACCGACAAGTTCTGACCACTCGCTTTGCGACAGGTCATGCCCAAGAATTTCCTGGACAAGTTGATAATCTAGTCGGGATTCCCAGATGTTTGTGTCGGAAATTCCGTTGGCTACGAGTTCGTCTGCGCTTGGGTACATGATTACCACGCTCCACGAATACGCTTAGCAAGGCGAAGCACTACGACTACACCAAGAACAGTAAGCCATGCTCGGTGCATTAAGTACAGGTCACCGAAGTATGTCTCAATGTTGATACTCCATTTGCTTATCTCTAAGTTGAACAGTTGCATTTACTTACCTTTCGATTCGTTCGGTTAGCCGAACAGGATAACAATTTGTTATCACGCGCTCACCGCAGGACTCGCACCTGCGTTACTACCTATCGTGAGCCACCAGCCTACACCTGCCCAAATTCAGGGTAGGCTATCCGCTTAAGGCTTTATTCTAACATCAAAAGAAGTATGGGTCAAGCCTCAATGCAATCGCTACACATCTGTACTTCTACGCCATAATCTTCATACAGCCCTCGGCATACAGACATTTCACGATTGCGTAATGGAATGTCGCAATGATTACATCTAATTTTCACTGGTCAAACCTCGCAATCATGCCCATAAGCGTAGGCTTCACGCGTTATGAATACTTTACACTCAGCACATTGAATAGTGTTGTCAAATATTTTTTCATGATTATTCATTGTGACTCCTTATTGGAAGCCTCAGCCATAGCACGCACACCGCGTTCATGGCGTTCTTGCTCTGCACGCTTCTCATTTAAGATGTTGGTCTGTACTTCTAAGTGAGTGATTAACTCATCTAGGTTTAGCATTTCGTTCTCACTTCCTATTCGGTTAACCGAACAACGATTGTCGGTTCTCAGTAAGTATAACTCTTGCTGATAGACACTAGTCTAGCATGGATAGAAGTTCTTGTCTATCACCATTCGGTTAGCCGAACGGGGGCAGGTCGGTGGCGGTCATCAGTCGCTCGGAAGGTTTGTGTTGGATTAAGTCGTTGGCGTGCCTTGCCCCATTCGGTTTGTGTTGGTTTGTGTTGGGACGACCAAAATTTTTGGGCAAAAAAATAACCCCCTCTTTCGAGGGGGCTACTTTCTTTCTGCTTATGCGCTAATCATCTTACCTTCAAGCACCGCGTTGATTTCCGCGATTTGGTCCTGTTGGGTTTCGCTTAATTCTGAGAAGTTCAGCGCGGTGAAGTAAGCGAGGATTTCTGCGAGGGTATCCTTTGGAGCCTTTGCAGACTTCTCACCCTTTGGAGCCTTTGCAGACTTCTCGTTCTTGTTCTTGCGGACCGTTGCGATTTCTTTTTGGAGCGCATCTAGTGACTTAATCTGCTCACCATTTCCTGCGCCAAGCAGGTCATAAGAAGCGCTGGCGGTTGATAGTTGCTTAGCGATTGGCAGGGCGCGGAAGTCCGCATGTAGGGCGCGAAGTTTCGACCATGTAGGCAAAGCGGGCGCGTGAGATGACTTTACAAACGAGGACACTTTGCCCGAATCTTCTAAGCCTTTGATGAACTTCTTTTGGTCGTTCACCGATAAGCGACTTTCGAGAACCATAGTTGCTGAAAGGTTTTCGATTGCCTTGATGATTTCGCTCTCGCTCTTTGCAGAAGTTGAGCAGACCGAAACCCATGCCGAAGTGAGTTTTGGAGCCTTGATTGTAATCGTGTTCTTTGGAGCCTTTGTTGTAGTTGCTTTTGTCATTTGGGTTTTTCCATTTCTTGTTCGGTTAGCCGAACGGAGTTGTTCGGTATGGCTCTAGTGTAATGGATAAATAGGTTTTTGCATAATCGGGCAGGGTTAAGGGTTCGGGCGTGTCGTGAGCCTGAGCGTGAGCGTGAGCCTGAGCGTGAGCGTGAGCCTGTTCGGTTAGCCGAACGGCAGCGGAGAAGTAGTTGAAGTTTCAACTATCTATCGCATCTCTTTGCGCTGCAATTTAATTTATTTATTGCGGGGGAATCTATTTATGAATGAGCCTTGCAGATAGTTACTCATTCACAATTCATTCACGCATAACAATAAGCGCATGATAGGCGCATAAATGCGCATCTTTGACCCGAGGTTTATTAAAAACGCGTTCGTATGTATATATATACTCCAATAATAATTTTCTGTTATATTTAATACCCCCCTCAGAGTACCTAAAGTACTCCTCGGAGAGTGTGACGTACGTCACATCGTACGCATACAGAGAGGGGGTCTGGGAAAATACTTTCCCAACCCACTCGGAATTGACCCGTTTGAACGGGTCTTCTATAGTATATAGATAATATATACGGAGTCGCTCCGTTTAAGACTCCGCTCCTCCTATATATAATATAATTTTTGAATTTTTTATCAGAATGCCCCCCTTATGCCGTTTCTAAGAGGCGTTAAATCGGCGTTATTGGACGGGATATATAATGGGTCGAAAAGCAGGAAAACAGTCCTTTAGCAAGGACGAGGCACAGGCTAAAGTACTAGCCCTCCTAGAACAGGGTGCCACTATTACAGCCGCTATGGCCGCCGTGGACCGTCAGGACACCGCCTTCCGCCAGTGGTCTATGCAAGATGCTGACTTCAAGGAAAAGGCTGATAAAGCCCGCCTTGCAGGCAAAGGCATCAAACAAGATTTAGCAGAACTTAAGGATATGCCTTTCCATGAGTTCTCAGAGCAGTTCCTTGGGTCTAAGTTATTTAATCACCAATTGAACTGGATTGACCTAATTGAGGGTAATACCCCTCGTTGGCTACCTTCAGGTATGACCTACGAGATGGGAGACCCCAACCGTGTGCTCATTAACGTACCACCCGAGCATGCCAAGTCAACTACTATCACAACTAACTATGTGACATACAAGATTGTGACCAACCCTAATACGCGAGTAATCATCGTTTCTAAAACCCAGGGTATGGCTCGCAAGTTCCTAGGCGCTATTAAGACGCGCCTTTCCCACCCAGGCTACATGAAGTTACAGACCGCTTTCGGTCCTAACGGTGGGTACAAGGCGGACGCAACACAATGGTCCGCCGATATGATTTATCTAGGCACAGGACGTGACTCAGGTGAAAAGGACCCTACAGTCCAAGCACTGGGCTTTGGTTCTCAGATTTACGGAGCACGTGCAGATTTAATTATCCTAGATGACGTGGTGATGGGTTCTAACGCTCATGAGTGGGAAAAACAAATTGAGTGGTTGCAAAAGGAAGTTATAACCCGTTTGGGACGACACGGTAAACTAATCATAGTTGGTACCCGTGTGGCCTCTGTTGACCTGTACAAGATGATACGAGATGGCTCACAATGGACAGGTGGCAAAACCCCCTTCACATATTGTGCTATGCCTGCCGTATTGCAGTTTGACGAGAAACCTAAGAATTGGCAAACCCTCTGGCCAGAAACTGACCAGCAAGAAAATGATTTGGACGATGTACTTGAAAATGGCTTATACCCCAAATGGGATGGACCCTCGCTCTTTAAGCGTCGCTCTGAGGTCGCTCCGTCGGTTTGGGCTATGGTATACCAACAAGAAGACGTCCAAGAAGACTCGATATTCTCTCCAACCTGTGTGGCTGGCTCAGTCAACGGAATGCGAAAAAGAGGACCTCTAAAACCAGGTGCTCCAGGACATCCCCAGCATGTTGAAGGTTATACCATCATTGGACTTGACCCTGCTATGGCAGGTGCTACAGGTGCGGTGGTATGTACCTACAACAGAGCAGATGGGCGTATCTACGTTTTAGATGCTGTCAATATGACAGAGCCAACTCCTGCTAAGATTCAGAACCTAATCGAGGACTGGGTTGAGAAGTACAGACCGCAAGAACTGCGTATTGAAATTAACGCACACCAGAAGGCTTACGCCCTGGATGATAACTTACGCAACTTCCTTGCAGGGTACGGCACACAATTGAATTCACACTTTACTGGTAAGAATAAGTGGGATACATCCTTTGGTGTGGCTTCTATGGCTACCCTCTTTGGTAATACCCGCGATGGTCGTTTCCAGGATAACAACATTATTGAACTACCAAGCAATGAAGGTTCTGAAGGTCTGAAGACTTTGGTACAGGAACTCATTACTTGGAAGCCAGACACTAAGAACCCAACTGACGTCGTTATGGCTTTATGGTTTGCAGTAATTCGCATTAGAGAAATGATGCAACGCTCAAGCCAAGCATCACAGTACGCAAATAACAGATGGGCGACCCGCGCTCAGGTTGAACGCAGATTCGCAATCAACTTAGATGACGCATTCGCTGACCAATGGTCACAACAATACAGTTAGGATAACAATGGCATTATCGATGGAACAGGTAGCAGCACGCGTTGAAGCGTTACGTTACCGTAATAGCGAGCGCGATGCTCGCAACCAAGATGTCCTTGCAGTCCGTAAAGGTCAAATCTCACAGGTTTACCCTGACTTCTTCCCAGACGGTGTAGATGCTAACGTAGTTGCTAACTTCATTGATGTTGTAGCACGCGACCTATCCGAGGTCATGGCTCCACTCCCAGCAGTAAACTGTTCAGCGGCTAACTCTGTCAGCGACAAAGCACGTGCTTTCGCCGATAAGCGTACCCGCATCGCATCAAACTACTTTTCACACTCTGACCTATCAGTACAGATGTACTCAGGTGCAGACTGGTATCTAACATATGGTTTCGTTCCATTCATGATTGAGTTGGACGAAGAAGCAAAGATGCCGCGTATCCGCATAGAAAATCCA